ATGCCATATCTTTTCCGATTTTCGCAAATCGCTGGAGGGACAAAAACCCCCCATTAAATCAGTGAGTTAGGTCATGAAGTCAGACGACGCACATGTAGCTAAGGCCCCTAAAAAGCCGAAGAAACCGGTAAAGCGGGCGGCAAAGAAACGGGCTTCGAATGCGAAGCCGGCCGCGTCGAAGAAACCGGCAAAGCCGAAGGCGAAACCCAAGGCCAAGAAGGCCACTCCCGAGACGCCGAAGCGCGGTCCAGGGCGGCCTCGCATCCACCCGCCGAAGGATCCGAACGCACCGAAAAACAAGGGCGGCCGGCCGAGGAAGGCGTGGTACGAGGACGTTTTCGCAGACCTCGGAGATCCGCCGGACGACCCCTTGGAACTCGCCGGCTGGTGCCAGCGCCTCGCCGCAAAGTGCGCCCGCGAGACCGCGATGGGCCGTGGCAATCGCGAGATCAACCAACAGGTGCGCGGCCTGATCGCGACCATTACCAGGTGCATGCCGTTCGAGCGTCTGCGGCAGGCCGAGGCCCTCATCCGCAACGCAGCGGAGCCGAAGAAGCCGGCCCAGCGTAAAGGCCAGAAGGTCGTTAAGCGCGACGCCAAGCCGGCAAAGAAGGGCCAGCTCAGGAAGTGACGCGCGGCAGTCTACAGGGTCTCGCTGCCGAACGGATCTACGCTGAGCAACTCGGCGGGCGCTATGTCGATCTCGCCATCGACCTGCGAACGGACAGCGAAGATAGGGACTGTCACAGCGTGCTCGAGGTCGGCGGGCGCTGGGACAAGGAGGCCGGCGACTGGTGCGGCGACGCAGAGACCTGCATCGTCTGGCATCTCCAGGCCGCTCAGTACAAGGCTGCGAGGTGGTTCGCGGACTGGCTCACCGCCCACATCTCCGGTGTCCACGACCCCAGCAGCGAAGCCATCAGCGCTCTATTCTACGGCGGGCGCCGCGGCGGGAAGAGTGACCTCGGCGTGCGCGCACTGGTCATCTACGCCGTAGCCGTGCAAGAGAGCTTGTGCTGGGCTATATCGCCGACGCAGGAGGAAACCGACGAGCTCAAGCAGGTAATCGACTCCACCCTGCCGATGGGCTGGTACCGGTACAGCGAGAGCTCGGCGACCTACACGTTGTGGAACGGCACGCGTATACGTCTGATGTCCGGGTTCAAACCGGCCAGCCTGAAGCGCGGACGCGTCGATTTTTGGCTCATGAATGAGGCGCAGAGGTTCTCTCGCGTCGCCTATCCGATTCTGGTTGCCCCACTCGCGGACAACGGCGGACTCGGGATATGTACAGCCAACCCGCCCGATGAACCGAAGGGTCGCTGGGTGATGGACGTCCACGAGAAGGGCGAGGTCGCTGGCTGGCGTCACTTCGAACTCGATAGTCAAAAGAACCGGCACATTGACTGGACGCTGCTCGAGCAACTACGCGATAACCCAGCCGTCTCCGCCGAAGAGTTCGAGCGCGAGATCATGGGCAAATTCATCCCCATCGGTGACGTCGTATTCCACGCATGGAACAGTCGCGAGAACGTCCGGCCGGAGCCGGACATCGGTCGCACCACGCCTGAGTTCACCAAGAGGCACTTCGGCCGAGCCTTCGAACGGATCGCGGTCTGCGACTTCCAACGCCTACCGCACATGGTCGCGACGATCTGGGAGACGTACCGCGGCCCTGATGGCACCGACCTGCTCTGGTGCGTCGACTGCGTGCTAGTCGAGGCCGGCGGCGAGGACGACCTGGTCGACGGCCTCGAAGCGCTAGGGCTTGATCCGGCGACGACGGCAATGATTGGAGACGCGAGCGGTGAGACCCAGGATGCGGATCGGAACCCGGGGCGTGGCAGCTTCGACTACTTCCGCAAGCGTGGCTGGCCGCACCTGTACTACCCGGATGCGAAGACAAAGAAGAACCCGGATATCCACGCGACCGTGCGCGTCGCCAACGGACTCATGCGAAACGCCGCGGGCGTTCGCCGGCTGTTCGTGTCGCCTGACAACCACTACGTGATCGGTGCGTGCTCGAAGTGGGCGATGCACAACGGCATGCCGAAGAAGAAATCGCCGTACGCGCACATCGGCGACACTATTCGGTATTTCGTCTGGAGGTTCTTCCCGCGGCGTGCGGCGAGGAAGCGCTTCGAGTACTCGAAGGTCGAGCGCAAGCGGAGCAAGCGCGAGCGCGACCTCGGCCTCATCTGATTTGACGGATCTGGCCAGCGTGCTGTGGTGGCCATGTGTTCCGCCAGTACCGTCGAGGGTTGCCGCCACGTAATGGGCTAGCCGCCGCAGAGCCGCGCCCGCTGCCGACATCGGCGCCGCGGCGCAGGCAGGCCAAGCGCATCGCCGAGATCGATCGCTACTCCAGCCACACCGGCGTTGCGCTGGCAGCCAGCACGCTTCTCGCCGCCTATCGCCTCGCCGAGCAGGGCTATCCTGCCGATCAGTGCGACATCTTCGAGGACCGCCTCGAGTCCGACGCTCATCTCCGCTCACTGTACGAGCGGCGCGTCGATGCTGTTGCTTGCTCCCCCTGGACGGTGAGCGAGGGCGGCGACACCGACGAAGACAAGGCCGCCGCGAAGCAACTCGAGGACGCGCTGCGGCTCGTGCCCAACTGGACAGAGACCCTGTCCCATCAACTCAAGAGCAATTTTTACGGCTTCTCCGGGTCTGAGATCGACTGGCGGCGCATGGACGGGCTCGTCGTTCCGGCGTGGCTCGAGAATACCCCGCACCGCAGATTTCACTTCGACGACACAGATCGCCCGAAGCTGATCACAAATCTCTCCGACACCGAGGGTGTCGAGCTACAGCCCGGAAAGTGGTGGTTCTCGAGCCGCCAGGGGCGCATCGCTGCTGCTACCGGCCTGCTCCGAACGGCGATGTGGTGGAGCCATTTCAAGACCATGTCGATGCGCGACTGGCTCGTGTTCGCTGGTCGCTTCGGAATCCCGTACGTGGCCGGGAAATACAACGCGCTCGAAACGTCGCCAGAGGAAAAAGACAAGCTCGAGCAAGCTGTTGCGGAGATTGGCTCCGACGGCTACGCGACGTTCTCCGACGCTTGCGAGATGGTCATCCACGAGGCCAAAGCTGTCGGCGAGCAGCAGGTCCACGGTCTGCTAGTCGCGCTCTGTGACTCTCAGAACTCGAAGCTGATCGCGGGCGCCACGCTTACGAGTGAGAGCGGCGGTACCGGGTCATGGGCGCTCGGCAAGGTGCACCAGGGCGAGTGGTTCCAGATCCTGAACGGCGACGCGATGCGGCTGAGCAAGTCATTTGAGTCCGCCGTTGGTGCCCCGTTTGTCGCGTACAACGGCCTGAAAGCCAAACCGCCACGCCTCAAGATCCACCTGGATCTCAACCTATCGGTGAGCGAGCGGCTCAACAACGCGTCGACGGCAGCGAACGAACTCGGGCTTGAGATCGATGAGGACCAGATCCGCGAGCTCACGCAGCTGCGGCGGCCGAACGGCAACGCGCTGCGCGGGACGAAGGGCGGTCAATCTCGCCCAGAAGGTGAGAGCGATGAAGCCGAATAAGATCCCGACAAGGCTGGCGTGTGTCGGTGAGATCGTTGGCCTGTCCGCCGGCGGCAACGCCATAGGCAAGGCCGAACGCAAGGAGCTACTGCGCTCACTACGGAAGGGCGAAATCGTCGAACTCGACGTCGAAGCGTTGGTATTTCACCAGCACAGCGCGCCGCTCCCGCTGCCAGTATCTGAGGTCAAAAAGGCCAACGCCAACTTCCTGCGCTTCAGAGACGAAGACCTCGCGGCGCTGGCGCGGTCGTTCAAGGGAAAGCTGTTCCTGAAAGACCACGATCACTCGTTCGAATCGATCGGCGGCAAGGTCACAGCGAGCGAGCTCGTCGAGGCCGACGGCCGCCATTCGTTTCACCAAACGCTGCACCTGGTGAAGCCCTGGGCTGTCGAGGCCGCGCTCGACGGCACGCTCGAGACCTTCTCCATAGGGTGGGGGTCGAAGAAGCGTACCGACCGCGCAATACGTGGGTCGCTGCTGTGCTCAGTGTGCAACAGGCCGTGGCTATCCAACGACTGCCCGCACATGCCGGGTGATGAGGTCCAACTTGACGAATCGGGCCAGCGTGCTGTCGTGGAGCTCATATGCACGAGCGTCAAAGGCGCGGAGACAAGCGCAGTTCCATTCCCAGCAGTGGCCGGGACGGGGATTGACGAAGTAAGGGCGGCCCTAGCCGCTGCAAAAGCAGAACACGTCAGCAAGGACAAAGACGAGATGAAGACGAGCGACATCGCCAAGAAGCTAGGTCTCGGAGAGGACGCCGACGAGGCCAGCGTCCTTGCCGCAGTGGAACGCCTCGGAGCCGCGAGCAAGGACTCGGAGAGTCTGCGCACCGAACTGGAAGCTGCGCGCATTGCGTGCGAGTCCGCGAAGACCGCGCTCGCCGAGGTGACTGCGCAGCGCGCCGCCGAGCAGAAGGCTCGCGTTGACGCCGAAGTGGCGGCCCTGAAAGAGGGCGCACTGTCGAGCGGCCTCTGGGAGCCGGGCAGCCGCAAAGAGGTGCTGTTCGACAAACTCGCCGCTCAGTCCGTCGAGAGCGCCCGCGAGTTCGTCGAGTCGCTTGAGCCGGTGACCCCAGTCGGCGCCCCGATGCAATCGGTCGGCACTGCACCGCAGAAGCCTGCGGTCGGTTCCGTCGATGCCTTGCTGTCGGCCGAGTACGGCTGCGACGCGCTGCAGATTGCCGCCGCGAAGGCGCAGTTCAGGCAGCTCAAGATCACCCCCGAGATGTTCGCCGAGCACGGCCAACACAACTACGACGACCAGTAGGAGGCGCAGACCATGACGGCTCTCGCAGCAGATCGCAACACGCGGAATAAGCACGTCGGGCGAAGCATCAGCCTCCTGGTTGCTGCCAGCACGACCATCTACAAGGGCGCACTTGTTTGCGTCAACAACACCGGCTACGCGGTGGCCGGGGCCAAGACGGCCGGCTACAAGGTCGTCGGTGTCGCCGACGAGCAGGTCGATAACTCGGCCGGCTCCGACGGTGATCTGAGCGTGCGCGTCCGCAAGGGCGTGTTCGCGTTCAAGAACGACACCGACGCTGTGGCGCAGTCGCACATCGGCCGCCCGTGCTTCGTCGTGGATGACCAGACTGTCGCCGACGAGGCCGAGGGTAGCTCGGTAGTCGCCGGGCTCGTCGAGGCCATCGACGCAAACGACGAGATCTGGGTCTCGATTATCGACGAGGCGATGGCCGCGCTCGCAGTCGCGAACTGCAACGCCGCAGTCGAGACGGTTACGTCCGGCGCTCTCTCCCTGTACACCAAAACGAGCTTCATCTCGTGCACTGGCACGCAGGCCTACACTCTCGCTGCTGGCCTGTACCAGGGCCAAGAGAAGATCATCAAGTGCTCGGTGGCGGCATCGACTCCGATCGGGACGCTGACACCGTCCACCTACGCCGACGGCACCACGATCGTTTTCAGCTACGTGGGCCAGACCGCGCACCTCATCTGGGACGACACCAACGGGTGGACCCGGGTCGATGCGCTGTATGGCAACGCGCGGCAGGCGATCACTGAGACCGTCACGAGCGGCGCCGTTTCGCTCACCACGCTTGTCACCTACGTGTCGGTCACCGGCACGCAGGCTTACACGCTGGCCGATGGTCTCTATCAAGGTCAGCAGAAATTCATCAAGTGCACGGTCGCCGCATCCACCCCGGTCGGCACCCTCACTCCGGTGACGTTCGCCGACGGGACCTCCGTCCTCTTCGACGCCGTCGACGAGTGGATTCACATCGCATGGGACGACGTGAGCGGCTGGACATTGGTCCAACCCGAAACGGGCGCAACGGTCTCGTAAGGAGCACATCATGGGCAAACGACTTATCGACAACGCCAAGATCGCGGCAGCCCAGATCGGCTTCCAGACGGTCTTCAACAACGCGCTGAAGTGGGCTGAAGAGCCCATCGTACAGCTCTCGATGCCGATCACTAGTACTGGCAGCGAAGAGCAGTACAAATGGTTCGGTTCCGTGCCCGGCATGGAGCAATGGCTCGACGATCGCAAGATGTCGAGTCTGCGGGCTGAAAGCCAGACGATCGCCAATCTTGACTGGGCCAACGGCCTCCGCGTGGACAAAAACGACATCCTCGACGACAAGCTCGGGATGGTCGAACCTCGCATCCGAACGCTCGCCGACATCGCCAGCCGCCACCCAGGCAAGATGCTCGCCGATCTGCTCGTGAATGGCTTCGACGGCACCGTCGTTGGTTGGTCCGATGGCAAGTCGTACGACGGAAAGTATTTCTTTGCCGCCGATCACGTCGAGGGTGACTCCACAGGCCTCGACAATGTGGGAACGCCCGCACTCGCCTACGATGACTACAGCGCCGCACGCGTCGAAATGATGTCCCTCACCGACGAGAGCGGCGACTACCCGCTGGACATCGAACCGAATCTCCTCGTCGTCGGGCCGAGCAATGAGCGCACTGCGCTCGAGATCGTCAAGGCGGGCCTTCGCAACCCGGCATCGGACGCGGCCTCGATCGATAACGTCTACAAGGGCAGCGCCGACGTGATCGTGTCCAAGCGCCTCGTTGGCTCCTACGCCAATTATTGGTTCATGGCCGACACCACTAAGCCAATCAAACCGCTCGTCTTCCAGACACGCGAACGACCGACCTTTGTCGCCTCCGAGGCCAACATGTTCGCGCGCAAAGAGATGCAGTACGGCGTGGACGGTCGGTATGCGGCCGGTTACGGGTTCTGGCAGCTGGCTTGGGGCTCCAACGGAACCACCTAGACGTGAAGGCCCTCGGAGCAGATACGCTAGCCCTTCGGGTCGCGAAGGGGAAGCGCCTCACACCCGGGCGGAACTTCGGCCGGGCCGGGATCACGTTCGGCGACGTGCCGAAGGTGGTCCTTCGTGACGAGGTAGGCGATCGCGTCTGCCTCGCTCTGCTCAACGAACGCGAGCTCATCGTCGAAGAGCTCACCTCACTGCCAACCCCACCTGCAGCGGCGCCCGAGCCCAGCATCCCCCCCGTCGGGCACGAGGCGCCGCGCAGGTCTTCTCTCTCTGACGAGAAGCCGGCCAAGCCGGCACCTGCGAAAGCGAAGCGTCGGCGCAAGGCCTCCAAGCGGGGAGCCTAGCGGTGGCGTATTGCACGCAGACAGACGTCGAGCACGCCGCTGGCGGAGCCACGAAGCTAATCCAGCTCGCGGACTTCGATGCCGACGGCGTCGCCGACAGCGCTGTGCTGACCGCGGCCATCGATGAGGCCGAGGAGTGGATCAATAGCTACTGCGCGAAGCTCTACGCAGTACCCTTTGATACGGTCCCCGACATCATCGTCCGTGAGTGCGCGCGCGAAGCCGTCTACAGGCTCAAGGACTCGCGGCTCGCAGCGACTCAGCGTGACCACGATGCGCACGACAAGCGCGAGGACTGGCTCGAAGGGATCAGCTACGGTCGGATCTCTCTTGGAGTCGATCCTCCCCCATCGAAGGCGTCGACTGTGTCGCCGACGGTTGAGTCGGATCGCACCGCGACCACTGGCGCTCTCAACCGCGAAGATCTCGAGGGGTTCTGGTAGTGGACGCGTCGCTCAATATCGACCTTGACGACCTCGTTAAAGCCGAGGGCGTGATCAAGCGACGCACGCGCAATCTGAAGAAGCCGTTCTCGCGCCTCTCGCTGCCGATGAAGTCGGACCAGAAGGCGAACTTCGCGCGTCGTGAAGGCCCTGAAGGTAAGTGGCCGCCACTCGCTGCCGAGACTCGTGGTCGCAAGGGGCACAAGAAGTCCCGCGGTAAGACGGCGGGTCGGACGAAGACCGGCAAACGTCGGAAGCGCGCGGCGACTCTTGGGCTGCTGAAACAGGCCTTCGTGATCCAGTTCGGTAAGCAGCACCTGATCGCGAAGAGCACGGCGCGGTTCGCCAATGGCACGACTGCCGCGATCCACCAGGACGGCGGTATTGCTGGCCACGGGGCGAAGATCCCAGCCCGTACTCACCTGTACATGTCGGCGCAGTTCGTTGAGCGCATGTTGGGCGAGGTCCTCGACTACATCGTGGAGAAGGTCTGATGTCGTCGCTCTTCGAACAGCTCGAGGACGCGGTCATCACGGCCCTCACCCCTTTGAAGCTGTCTGCGCTCGGCGGCGGCGCATCGGGCTACCTGCGGGCCGTACGCCCATATCAAGGCGGCCTGGACCCAGCAGCTGACGACGAGGATCTGAATCGCGTACTCAGCGGCGCTTCCCCGGCGGTGCTGGTCACTATCGGAGATGGTGGGAGCTACGGCGATGTCACCCTCAGCCGCAGCGTCTGCGATCTTACGACCACGCTCGAAGTGCTGATCATCTCGTCCAACCTACGGTCCCCGGAGGCTCAGGCCCGAGGCGACGTCTCGGACGGCACCGGCGACGACCCAGGCATCTACGAGATCATAGAAGACGTCCGGGACAAACTCTTCGGCGTCGAAATGGGCGTCGACGGCGTTGGCTTTCTGATCCCGTCGGCACATCAGGCGGTCCAGCGCGGCGGTGACAAGGCGATCTGGCTGCTGAGCTTCAGCGTGGATATGGACGCAAAGAAGGCCGCCTACTCCGGCGACTACTACGAAACCATCCGGTCGAGCGTGAACAACGCCGACGACGACACCGCAGACCCGATCGCTCAAGGCGACATCGACCTCTAGGACACACAATGGCAACACACAAAACGATCTGGGTAGTCTGGGGCAAGGAGGGTGTGCCGTGCCCGAAGCGTCGGACTGCGCGCGTAGTCGATCGCCGCACCGGCGTTGACCGCACGATGGTCTACGGCGAGCCGGTCGAGGTCCCATACAAGCGCTACTACCGACGACGCATCGCCGCGGGCGACCTGAAACAGGTCGAGGCGCCGCGCGCAGAAGCGCCAACGAAACGGAAAGCAACCGCCGCGACGGCGCTGGAGGACTAGCCGATGACGATCTCACATTCCATCCCGACCACGACTCGCCGGCCCATGAGGGCCTATGAGTTCAACGTCGCGTCATCTCAGCGCGGCCTCGTTCCCATCGATCGCAATCTCGCGCTCGTCGGTGTCTTCGACAGCTCTGGCAGCGCATCGGCCGGGACGATCTACTCGGTGAGCGAGGAGTCGAAAGCTGACTCGCTCTTCGGTGTCGGCTCGGAACTGGCGCTCATGTGCCGGTGGGCGCTCAAGGGCTTCCGCGCTTACGGCAAGTCGGCCAACCTGTACGCGATCGGTATCGCCGATCCGGCGGGCACGGCGAAGACGGAGACACTCACAGTGACCGTCACTACCGCCACCGCCGGTGACGTCGTCATAGAGATCGCTGGTCGGACCATCCGGGCTGGTGTGAGCGCGGGCGATGCCAATACGGCGATCGCTGAGGCCATCGAGTCGGCCATTGATGAGCAGGTGGCCGAGCTTCCGGTAACGGCCGGCGTGTCCACCAACGTCGTCACCTGCACCGCCGTCCACACCGGCGTCGTCGGGAACGACGTCACCTATCGCGTGGTGTCCCAACCGGACGGCGTGACGGTAACCCCGGCGGTCGGCGTGGCGGGCGTCGGCGCCGTAGACATCACGGCCAGCCTCGACCTGCTCATCGACCGCAACTACCACGTAATCGCGATCGGCAATCACACCACGGTGGACACAGCTTTCCTTGCTGCACACCTCGACGACATGTGGGACGCCGGTGAGAAGAAGTGGAGGCACGCAGTCCTAGCCGAGACCGGGTCTCTCGCCACTGCTCAGCTGCTGGCCGACGACGTCAATACCGACTACCGCATCTCCGTGATCAGCGCCGAGGGTTTCAAGAACACCGACAGCGAGATCGCGGCTTACTGCGCGGCGATGCTTGCCGCCGAGGTGGACCCGGCGCAGCCGTTCAATCACCAAGAGCTCAGAGACCTCTACATGCCCTTGGAGGCCGACGTCCCGACGAACGCAGAGATCGAGACCGGCATCGCTGGCGGCCTCACCATGCTCACGGTCAACGACTTCAAGACCCGGGCGAAGATGGTCCGCTATGTGACCACGAAGACGATCCATGCGGGCGTAGCGTTCTGGACCATGCAGGACGTCACGATTCCACGATCGATGGCGCACGCCGCAGAGCAGGTTGACATCGCGCTAGGCATCAAGTTCCCCAACGTCAAGAAGACCAACCGCAACAGTGGCGCGGTGCGAACCACGGTACTCACGACACTGAAGAAGCTCGAGGAAGCCGAGATCGTGCAGAACGTCGATGACCACACCGACGAACTCATCGCAGAGACTGACGCCACCGTGGCAACGCGGCTCAACGTTGCAATCCCCGTGAGCGTCGTCTCGCCACTGAACCAGGTCATCGGCGTGGTTGGGCTGATCGTGGAATAAGGAGATCTCATGGCACGCGACTACATCGATATCGTCTACGTCGAGGCCAACGGCCAGGAACTCGACGACGTGACCTCGGTCGAGGTGAGCGACACGCGACCGAACGCCGAGGCTCTGCACACCATGAACCGACGTCGCAAGGCGCTCGGTTACAAGAAGGGCAACCGCGCCATCGAGGTGAACATCGAGACGCGCATCCGCAACCCGCGCGAGTTCGACTGGCACGCCCTGTACCGCGCCGGGACTCTGTTCCCTGTCGCATACGAGGAGTCTGCCAGCGGCACAAAATGGGTGCTTCAGGATCTACTGATCACCGAGATCACGCCGTCGCACAACAGCGATGGGGAGTCGATGGAGCGCATCCGCTGCCTGGCGCTGGATCACTACCCGGAGGCGTAGCGTGAAGGACCTCGAAGCACAGGCACTGTCGAAGCTCGCCGCCATGCGCGCGGGGAAGCGTCACCTGAAGCCGGGGGCGCTGCCGGGCGAAACAGCGCCCTCTTTCGTGTGGCGCGTGCTGACACGAGGTGAGAAGCAGGAGTGCACGGCCGCTGCTACCAAGCGCTTCGCGGATATCGGTGTTCCGCCGGAGTTGCGCGGGTACCAAGACTTCGAAGACGAGACGATCACGCAGGTGCTATGGCGTGCCATGCGCGACGCAGATAAGCCGGAGCGGCCGTTTGCGACAGACGCTCGCGAGCTCCGCGATCTGCTCACGGCCGACGAACTTGACGTCCTGTGGACGCAGTACGCCGACTTCGAGGAAGAGGTCAACCCGGATGAGATCACAGCGAGCCCTGAACTGCTCGCGGAGATCGATCGGATCCTAAAAAAAAAGGACGAGACAGCTCTGATTTCCTTCGGGTCACGTTCGCTTGCGAACTATCTGCTTGCTATGGGGTGCCGAGCTTCGAACTCACGGACGGGCAGCTCCGTGTCTGGCGAGGACTCAAACTCGGAGCCGCAGAGCTAATAGGGGAAGACGACGACGCCGACGACGGCGTGAGACGCTTCAAGACAGTCCCAAGAAAGTCAGGTCTCAGTGCCGCGCGGGAAACGTAACGTCGAAGTTGGGGTCACATCCAAGTCGCGCGACCTGGACAAGGACCTCAGGAAGAACCGAAAGCGGTTCCAGGCATTCGGCAAGAAGGCGCGCCGTGACCTCGCGCGCAGTTTCAGCGGTGTGCGTAGCGATATGGTCGGCGCTCTCGGCGCCGGGCTTAGTATCGGGCTTCTCGCGCAGCAGGCGCGAGGGGTCATAGACTTCGACAACGCCATGACGCGCCTACGGATAAATCAGGGCAAGAGCAAGATAGAGATGTCGGCGCTGCGCAAAGAGATAGGCCGCGTAAGCGTCGCATGGGGTGTGTCTAGGGAGTCAGTGTTTGAGATGATCCGGTCGTATGTTGCGGCGACCGGAAACCTCGATGTCGCTGTCGACAAAACGGAGCTGTTCGCGAAGGCGCTCGTAGCCACCGGCGCGAGTGGTGAGGATTTAGCAAAGACGCTTGCGTCGCTACAGGGCGTGTTCAACCTCAAACCTGACGAGTTCGAAAAGGCGCTATCCATGCTTCAGCGCGCCGGCTCAATGGGGTCGGTTGAGTTCGCCGAGATGG